CCTGATAGGGGCCGACGGTCGCCACATGGCGCCCCGCATGGCCCGCGTCGCGGGTGCAATACACCCACCCGCGCGCCGGGTCGCGCGTCCGCGCGCCACAGAGGGTCATGCCGCCCCCGAGAATCCACATCCCAGCCCCTGCGCGGCCCGCGCGAGCGGCGCGTCCACGGTCCACAGGGCCACGCGGTCCCGGACGGCCGCCGCGAGGAGCTGCCCGTCGATCCAGCCGATGCCCTGCCCCATCAGCCGATGCTGCCGCACGAAGGCCACGACGGCGTCGTGCGCGACCGGCACACACCGCGGAAACGTCGCGTAGACGCGCAGGGCGGCCGCGCGGCCCCCGACGTCTCCCATGAGCAATTCGCCATAGACGAGCGGATGCCCGAGCACGGCGTCCGCGGCGAGGAGCGCATCCAGCGGGCGGCGCACCTCCCCCGGCCCGCGCGCCAGCGCGCGCACCCACACGGACGTATCCACGAGCACCATCAGGCGGCCCGCCGCCGCCGCGCCCGCGTCTTCCCCGGCTCCCGGCGGCGCGGGACGTCGACCACGGGGCCGGGTTCCGTCCCGAGGAGCCGCCGCATCTCCTGATAGGCGGCCTGCCGCACCAGCGCCTGCAACCCCTGCCGCACCGTCTCGGTATCGGTGCCCGCCCCGCAGGCGGCCTTCGCCGCCGCGAGGAGCGCGGGCTCCAGCAGCATCGTCTTTTTCATACCGCTCATTCTACCATGTCGATACATCTCCGCGTGACATCCCCGAGGCCTCAATCGAGAAACAGCCCCTCCTCCTTGACCGCGGCGGCGACCGTCGCGCGCACCTTGACGTCGGGGATCGCGGCCAGCGTCTCGGCGATAAACGCGGCGGGCTGGCCGCGCAACAGGCGCAGGAGCCGGCGCACGCGCTCGGGCGTGATCGGGCCGTCGAGCAGCGTCTGCGCGAGCGCGGCGGGCGGGGGGCCGATCGTCACCCCCACACACTCCCCACCGGCCGCGCCTCGCGCCGCGTCTCCCCCGCCGGCCGCGGCGGCGCGACCGCCTGCGCGAACGTCAGCACCTCGGCATCGGCATCATCGGGGCTCATCTCGCCCCGCGCCTGCAGCGCCTCCTTGCTCTCGATCACGAGCCGCCCCCGGCGGTTGATGTGATACCCCGGCAGGCACAGCTGATCGCAGAGCGTATCCTCGTCCGGCAGCGTCCCGAGCAGCAGCCACTCCTTGCATTTGCCGTACATGAACGCGCGCATGTTCTCATAGTGGCTGTCGGGCGAGGCCCCGCCGAAGTTGACCTCATAGACGTGCTCGAACCCGAGCGCCTGCAGCCGCACCACGATCGGCGCGCCGAACGCGCTATCCACGAACATGGCGGCGATCTGGTGCCCCGGCCGGCGGTCGCTCAGGAGCTCGGCACAGAGCCCGATGCGCTGCGAACGATCCGGATCATGCTCGCCGGGGATGCGAATCGGCGGGCGCGGATTGCCGTCGAGGCCGCGCCGGAACCGGATCACGTTCCACGCCTTGCCGCCGCCGCTCACGTCGAAGCCCGCCACGAGCGGCTCGTCGTCGCTGGCCTTGTAGGTGCGCTTGCGCGCCGCCGCCACGCGCGTCCCGTCGATGTATTGGAGCTCGCTGGCGTGCGGGGGGAAGCCCAAGACGCGCACGCGGAACGTGTCGCTGTCCTCGCCGTAGTCGGTCGCGATCTGCGCCAACAGCGCCTTGTTGGTGAAGCGCGAGGTGCGCGAATCGACGCGGCGATGGTTCCAGCGCGCGGCAATGTCGCCCTGACAGACGCGGTAGAAGTAGCCGGTGTTGCGGACCAGCTGCCCCCACGCGAAAAACATCGGCTCGCCGTCGGTCAGCCCGCCGGGGTCCGCCGTCTGCCAGATGCGATCATCGACCTGCGAGGCCTCATCGAACAGATACCACGACGTCGAGGTTTTCGCGTGCTGGCCGGCGAACGATTGCGCGTTCTCCGGCTTGCACGTTTGCGGAATCAGTTTCCAGGTCGCGGGGCGATACACGCTGTAGATGCCGGTCGCCTGGAGATGGAACCAGTGCGCCGTGAGACAGAGCCCGACCCAGTGCCGGATCGCCGCCCAGGTGCGCTGTTTCAGCTGCGTGTTCGTGCCCGCCGTCACGGTGCCGATTGAATCGGGGCGCGTCGAGAGAATGAACGCGGCGAGCATCCCGCCGAGACTCGATTTCCCGGTCCCATGACCTGAGCTTTCCGCCATACGGATCGGCATCACCGCGTCCTGCCCGTCGAACGCGCGCGCGCGAATCTCCGCGCCGAGCGACTCCAGAAACTCGCGCTGCACCGCGTCGGGGCCAGGCTCGTCGGCGAGCGGCGTGTGCGGCTGCCCCCAGGGGAAACACTGGAGCACGAAGGCCAACGGATCGGTATAGCACGAGGCAACCAACTCCTGCAGCGCCTGCTCGTCGGGGCCGGGGGCGCGCGCAGGCGCGGTCATGGGTTAAGCCTTCGTCCCCGCGCGTTCCGCCGCGAGCGCCGCGCCGCGCTGGCGCGCCGCCGCGATCTTCGCGTCGAGGCCCTCAATGCCAGACACCTGCACCTTGTCGATCAGCAACCCGAATCGCCGCGCGAGCGCGATCAGTGCGGGCGTCTTGTCCTCCCGCTTCACGCGCAGCACCCGATCAATTTTGTCGTCCCCCGCCGTCGCGTTCTTGAGCACGATCTCGTAACTCGCGATCGTGGCCGTGACCGAGCGCGGCATCTGGTGGAGCGCCCGCGGGTCGCCCTTCGGCGTGACGTGGTCCTGCACGTTGGCAAACGCGAGCCGGGCGAGCTCCAGCACGACGCGATCAGCGGTCACGCCGAGCAGTTCGGCCTGCTCCGCCTGCCGCCGCGTGAGTTCCGCCCGGACCTTAACATTCCTTAACATCCGCGCGCCCTGGACATGCGCGCTCTTTGCGCGGTAGCCGCAGCGGATCGCGGCCTGCGTCGCGTTGCTGTCGATCAGGTACTCAGCGACGAAGCGCGCGTGTTTCGGGGTGAGGGGTATGACGTCTTTTTCACTGGCCCTTCTCATCGCGCCTCGCCACGCCGTGCCTTACCACGCCAAGCCCCACCTGACCCGACCACGCCGAACCTTGCCACGCCGAGCCGCGCCAGACCGCGCCAGACCTGACCAGATCGCGCGCCACGCCACGCCAGACCCCACCCAACCCGACCTAGCCGCGCCGAACCGCGCCCGGCCATACCTTGCACCGGCTTGCCCAATCTCGCCATGCCTCACCGAACCCTGCCCGACCCGACCGTACCGCGCCAATACCCGACCGAACCGCGCCAAAACCACGCCCCGCCAGACCTGGCCGTACCGCGCCATACCTGACCCGACCTAGCCGTGCCCCACCAAGCTAGACCTCGCACTACCACACCCGATCTGACCTGGCCGAACCCAACCTCACCCTGCCAATCCATGCCATGCCGTGCCTTGCCCCACCAGAGCCCGCCGTGCCGGACCACACCACGCCACGCATCATGACGCCATCACCAGCCACCAGAGGAGCAGCGCCGCCGCCGGTTCGCGGGGTCCGCGGTCAGCGCGGCGAGCGTCGCGGGATCGCGGCGGCGCGTCAGGGTTGGCATGGCCGTCTCATCGCATGTCCTCGATCTCGATCCACACCGTCACGCTCTGATCGTGATTCGTCACCGCGAAAATATCCCCAATGGGTTCGCGCTGATCGACCAGGGACATAAGTTCGATCGACGCCTCCTGTGGCATCTCCGACAGCTTGGCGATGAGTTCAGCGACCGTCATCGCAGCTCATGCGGCCCGCCGCCGCCGCCGGGGCGGGCCAAACTGAATCGCCTGCGGATCGACCGCCAGCGCCTGCGCGAGCGCGCGCACCGTCTGGACGCGCGGCCGCGCGGCGCGGTCGCGTTCGAGGCGCGAGATCGTGTGCTGCGGGATCCGGCTGCGCTGCCCGAGCGCGGCCTGCGTCCAGCCGCGCCGCGTGCGTAAGGTGCGCAGATGCATCAGTCGTCCTCGCCTTGGGCGCGCGCTGGCACGGCGAGTGTGAATCGGGCCACCTCGCGGGCGCACGACGGAACGTAACACGTGAGAATCAACGTCGTGCCCTCCTTCCGCACCATAAGCGGAGCGGCGGGATGACACCGCGCGTGGAGAAACATCGCGGCGCTGACGTCGCCGCACAGATCACAGCCCTCGGGTCTCACGTCATTCCTCATGCGTCATCCTCCCCCGGCTCGCGCCCCGCCGCGCGCGCGCGCCAATCGACCGCCGCGACCCGCGCGACCGGCGTCCACGCGACGGGCGCGACCTCGCGCACGACCAGCGCCGGCAGGTCCGGCGGCGCCGGCCCCACGCACACCTCGCAGCGGCGCAGGGCGCGCACGACGGCCGGGAGCGTGATCCGCAGCAGCGGCGCGCCGGCGGGAATCGCCGCG